ATTTTTCCATGCTGGTTATGGCATAACCCTGTTAATGTTAAATCAAAACAGCTTAGACTTTCGATAAATATGGAAATAATTGCAATAGAAAAACATTGGGAAATATTTAATGAAAATAACTAATTATAAAATAGAAAGCTGGTTCTCTGTTCCTATCTTATCACACTACAATCCAGAATGGGCTAAAAAATTATTAAAGCCGTCCCTTAAATATTTAGACTATGAAAAGATTAATAAAGAAAGATTTTATAAAGGTAGAACTACATACGACACTAAATATAATTTAGCTAAACAACCTGAATATCAAAAGTTTTTAAAATATTTAAAACAAGTGGCACAAGCTTATTTAACAGATTTAGGTTTTGATTATAGTCAAATAGCTAAAAAATTTGATCCTTATTTTTTTACTACAGAATTAAATAAAGGGTCTTATCAAGAAAGACATATACATAAATATCAGCTATCAGGCATTCTATATTTAAAAGTACCAGAAGGTTCTGCTCAAATTATTTTTAACGATCCTATACATGTAAGAGAATATACTAATTGGCCTGTATTGGATTATCAAAATATAAATACTTTTGGTACTGTTTCATATAAACCTGTAGTAGGAAGTCTTTTATTATGGCCATCTTGGTTGTATCACGAAGTTCCTACACACAAAATAGATGATAATAGAATTGGTCTGGTATTAAACCTCTAGAAATCCACAATAAATCTGATATAATCTAGCGTTAAAACAGGTTTTTTTATGCTACAAAAATTAGGCTTTGCCCCAGGATTTAATAAACAAGTAACGGAAACCGGAGCCGAAGGGCAATGGTTTGATGGTGATAACGTACGTTTTAGGTATGGTTCACCTGAGAAAATAGGTGGTTGGGAACAACTAGGGGTTAGTAAATTAACTGGTGCCGCTAGAGCTATTCATCATTGGGACGATAACTCAGGTGTTAAATACGCTGCTATTGGAACAAATAAAATTTTATACGTATATTCTGGTGGTACATACTATGACATACACCCTATTAAAACTACTTTAACAGGAGCTAATTTTACCAGCACATCTTCATCAACCACAGTTACGGTAACATGCACCGGGGCTCATGGATTATTAGAAGATGGTATTGTTTTATTTGATAGTGTAACAGGTTTATCTGGTTCTACTTTTACCAATGCAACTTTTGAAGATGAAAAGTTTATGGTTACTTCTGTGCCTACATCTACAACATTTACGATTACTATGGCTACTCAAGAAACTGGAACTCCGTTATCAACTGCAGGGTCAGCTTCTGTCTTATGTTATTATGACGTAGGACCCTCACAACAATTAGGTGGCTTTGGTTGGGGTACAGGTCTTTGGGCAGGAACTGCATTAGGACCAGCAACGAGCACTCTTGCAACTGCCATAACAGATCTGACTACGACTGATATTGTATTAGCCAGCACTGCAGCTTTTCCATCAACTGGAGAAATAAGAATTGGAACAGAAGACATAAGTTTTACAGCTAACAATACCACAACTAATACTCTAAGCGGAGGAGCTCGAGGTGTTAATGGAACAACCAAAGCGACTCACAGTGGAGGTGCTACGGTTACCAATATATCTGACTTTGTAGGTTGGGGTGAAGCATCTTCTTCTGACTTTACGATTGACCCAGGACTATGGATATTAGATAACTATGGTACAAAATTAATTGCTCTTATATATAATGGTGCTTGTTTTGAATGGGATGCAGCAGCAGCCGGGTCTACTAGTACAAGAGCCACTCTTTTACCAAATGCACCGACTGCATCAAGACATGTATTAGTATCTACACCCGACAGACACTTAGTATTTTTTGGTACAGAAACAACTGTAGGAAGTGCTAGCACTCAAGATGATATGTTTATTAGATTCTCTTCTCAAGAAAGTATTGATCAAACAGATTCATACACAGTCAGAGCTGACAATACCGCAGGTACTCAAAGACTTGCTGATGGTTCAAGAATTATGGGAGCTATCAAAGGTAGGGATGCTATTTATGTATGGACTGATACTGCACTATTTCTTATGAAGTTTGTGGGTCAGCCGTTTACTTTCTCTTTTGAACAGGTAGGAACTAACTGCGGACTAGTGGGAAAAAATGCTTGTATAGAGGTAGATGGTTCTGCCTATTGGATGTCAGAAAATGGATTCTTTACATATGATGGTCAATTAAAATCAATGCCTTGTTTAGTTGAAGACGATGTTTATGATGATATAAATTTAGTTTCTAGAGATCTTATTAATGCAGGACTAAATAATCTATTTGGAGAAATAAGTTGGTTTTATTGCACAACAAACTCTAATCAAATTAACAGGGTAGTTACATACAATTATCTAGACTCAACACCTAAAAGACCTATATGGACAACAGGCACTTTACCTAGAGCAGCATGGCAAGACTCTGCTGTATTCGAACGACCTCATGCTACCTACTATGATCCTAGCAGCAATAGCTCTTACGATGTTACTGGTAATACAGACGGATGTACTATATACTATCAACAGGAAACAGGAACCGATCAAGTAAATGCTGGTGGTGTTATTACCGCTGTTATTGCTAGTATTACTTCTGGTGATTTTGATATTACACAAAGAAGAGCTGCAAGCGGTCAAGCACTTGGTTCACCAGACTTGAGAGGTGATGGAGAATTTATAATGAGAATAAGCAGATTTATACCAGATTTTATTAGTCAAACAGGTAACACAGCAATTAAATTTAAAACAAGAGTTTATCCAAATAGTGCACAAGTTACGAATACTTTTTCTTGTGATTCTACAACAACTAAAAAAGATGTTAGAGTAAGAGCAAGACAGATTGCTCTTGAGGTTGCTAATACTGCAGCCGGTGAAGATTGGAAGTTGGGTACATTTAGATTAGACATACACCCAGGAGGTAGAAGATAATGGCAAAGAAACCAATAGTACAAGGTGGAGTAGAAAACTATTTAGGTAAACAGCCACAGGTTGTTGCACCTAGAAAATGGCAATCTAGTCCTGATGCTCCTGCAACAGAACTTGCATATATTACAAAAGAAGAAAAAGATTTAATACTTAAAAAAGATATACATGGATCTTTATCTAAAGGTCCTAACATGGGTCCATCAGGAATTATGTCACTAGATAGTTTTGGTGATGTAGGTGGTGGCGGTGCATCAGGGGGAGACACAGATGCTGGCGGTGGATACGATTCAGGTCCTGGAGGTGGAGGTTTTTCTGGTCAAGGACCAGGAGAGAGCGATAGAGATTTTGATAGAAGAACAGCAAATCAAAGAGCTACATTACAAATGGCAGAAAGAGCACAAGCTGGTAGACTGGGTTATGATGAAAGAGCTAACATTGCTAATAGAACTTATGGTCCTTTACAAAAATACACAGGCAGAAGTCGTTTATTTGGTGGTGCAAATAAATATGGATATACAGATACACTAGCTGATGGTTCTCTTAAACCAGGTTTTGGTGGAAGATTGTTTGGTGGATTGATGAGTTTAGTAACAGGCATACCTTTTGTAGGTGGTGCTATTGGTAGTGCGTATGACAAAGGTCAAGGATTATTTAGAAATAAATTTTATGATGACATGGGTGACTATAATCGTCTAGGTTTATTTGGAACACCAACAGGAACATTAGACGAGGATGAAGATGAAAAAATTTCAGAAACAAGTTTTACACTTAATGATCCTAGTAATATTAATAATCAAGCTTTAAACGTTCCATTAAATACTAATGAAGGTATAGTAAATACAAACGCTTTTACTAGCGCGGACTTTGGTTTAGGAGACATGGACGGTAGCTAATGGCAAAGATAGTACAATCATTAACTAGAGCTCAACCTGAGTACGATCAAAAAAATCTACAATCGTTAGTTAGGGATTTAGATGGTGTAATAACAAAATTAAATTCTTCATTTCAAGATGAAGTTAAACAAGAGATAGAAGCTAAAAGTTTCTTTTTAGAATAATGGCAGTAGTAAATCAGTATAAATTTTACGGGAAAACTACCACTGCTGCAGAGACCGTAACAATGCTTTCTCCAAGTGTTAACGAAACTATTATAATAAAATCTTTAAGAGTAACAAATAAATCAGGATCTAATACACCAACAGTTACAATAAAAAACAATGCATTTGAGATAGTAAATACACAAACGTTAGTAGCCGCTACTAGTGTTGAAATATTAACCTTACCTTTGATTGTAGAAGGTGGGACAACATTAGCTTATACTACAGCAGGCACTGTATCTGATGGTGTGGTTTTTGGTATTAGTTATCTCAATATATTAAAGGAGAAAACAGACTAATGGAACTAAAACAAGCAAAGGTAGAGACGACTTATAGACATAAAAAAACTGGTGAGGTTTTTCAGGAGAGAAAAGACTGGGAATCCAAGGGTTATAAGAACGAGGACATGGCACAGGACGTAAAAGTAATAATGCCAGCTCTTGATTTGTTCTCTAAAACCAAGTAAAACGAACAATTAAGGTAAAAATATGGCAATATCTAGAATGCAAGAACCCAGACAATTATACGGATTAGGAAGCTTAGTTAAAAAAGCTGTTCGTGGTGTTAAGAAAGTTGCTAAAAGTCCATTGGGTAAAATAGCTATTGGTGGTGCATTAGCATTTGGTTTACCTGGAACACAGTTTGGTGGTCTATTAGGTAGAGCAAGTTTTGGTGGAGGGGCACCAGGTATATTTGGAAACACTGGTGGTGTGGGTGCTTTATTTAATCAAGGTAAAGCAGCACTTGCAAAAAGATTTGTAGGAAATACAGCAAGAGAAGCAGCAATTATGAGAAACGCTGGCGGTGCAAATAAAGGTGGTTTTTTTAGTTCATTAAATCCTTTCGGTGGTAACTTTAGTGGTAAGAATGCATTTCTTACAGCAGGTGCTTTAGCAACTGCAGCACCTTTTTTAGCTGACATGTATGGTGATGAAGAAATTGAAGAAGACGTCGATGTCATGGACATTGCTGATATTAGAAACCGTGCAAGAGATTATTACAGAGGAGCTACAGACACAGGATTAGAATTTATGCCAGGTAAAAGTTTTGTACAACCTAATTTTTATGCAGCTGCAGGTGGTAGAGCTATGCTAAATATGGGTGGTGGTGCTGGTGAACAACAAGCACAACAAATGCTTATGATGGAATTTGTAAAATACAAAAACAAAGGTGGCACACTATCTTTTGAACAATTTGTAAAAGCAGTAATGCAACAACAAGCACCTGAAGGTGCAGGTATGGAACAACCTATGGCTATGGCAGCTAATGGTGGTAGAATAGGTTACTCAAATGGAGGAAGCCCTTTCTCTATGTTAGAAATATTTAAATTAAAAAACTTAGGTTTCGATATAGAG